CATGCAGCAGCTTTCAACTTAGAATCTGCTTCAGTTCCCATTGAACCACCCATAAGGATGAAGTCAACATCAACTGTTTCTGTATCATTGAACTCTTGAAGTCCTGTACTAAACTCTGCAGTTGTGTATGCATAGTCATCAGTACCACCAGCAAGTGATGTATTAACAACACCGAAGAGTTGTAACTTATCTCCTGAAGAACCAGCAGTAGCAGCACTACCAGCAGCAAGTCCAGCACCAGAAGTGCTAGGGTTGTGTGCAGCAGCTACATGTGAACCAAAGTAAACGTAGTTAGAAACTTCCTTAACATATGTTGGATAGTAAGAAGAAGCTCCTTCTGATGTTTTACCATCACTGAACTTAGAAAGATATTGTAGTCTTTCTACAACACTCTTAGATGATCTCTCTACAACACCAATATGAACTTCGTCATAAGATAATCCTAAGTTTGCTGCATACGCAGAAGTACCAGGACGAGGACCGATAGCAGATAGTTTAATCTTACCATCGTCAGCACCAGACTTAGTACCATCTGTATTTGTGTTAGTCCACCAGTCTTCTACTGTAACAGCGATTGTTGTATCTTGAACTGCAGAAACATCTACTGTACCTGAAGATGCACCAGCCTGAGTAACTGATAGTGTATCACCAACACTATAACCAACACCAGCGTCACCACCAGTTATAGAAACAGAAGTGATTGCTCCTCTTACAGATGTAACAGTTATTTGTGCGTTGTTACCACCACCTGTGATTGTAACTACATCGTTAACTTGGTATTGACCATCACCAGCGTTAGCGACAGTTACGCTATCAATAACACCACCAGTAGAAGTGAAGTCGAGTGTAAGACCTGAACCATTACCACCTGTAGTAGCAACTGCAGTACCTGTAGCACCGTATGTTGAACCACCATTTGTAACTGTTAAACCTTCTGGATTACCAGTTGTTACAACGATGTCTACCTTAGCACCAGTTCCACCACCACCTGTTGTAGCAAGAGATGTTGCTGTTGTATATGATGCACCAGCATTGTTAACTGCTACACCACTTACTTGACCTGTGTCGGGAGTGTCAAGCGTATCAGTAGAAGTAACACGAACTGAAGGATCATCTAGTATAACAGCACCAGTTAATGATCCAGCATCCCATGAAAGAACCTCGGCAGATTTACCAGAACTGAATGTTAAGTTTGTTCCAGCTGCAATTCCTGCAGGTGCAGAAGCAAAAGTAACGTATTGATCAGCACCACGGTCTGCTACAACAACATCAAAGTCGTTACCCCAAATACCTGGAGTTTGAGCTGCCCATTTCCATGCTGGAGATGAACCTTCTATACGTGATTCGTAGTCTACCTTGTTCTTAATAATTGCTGCAGCACCAGCGTTAACTGCTCCTGTCTCGGCTCTTACCACTGAAAGGCGACCACCGTAGTTTAAAAATTCTGAGGCTACAAAGAAATCATCAGCATTAGAATCACCTGGTGATCCAAATGTATCTACTAATTCTCTTTGTGAAGCTATCGTGGTGATTTGTCCGACTGGACCCTTTTGGAATGTTGAAACTACTGCAGCAGTATTTGACGCAGCGTTAACAACAGTACCAGTTGTAAGGTCTCTTTCCTTGACAATAACACCAGGCGAGATTTGACTTGCCATGTTTAGTTACTCCCGATAAATGATCGCTAAAATTGTCTATACTTATTTAGAAAATAGTAACTCTCAGACGGGGAAACAGTGCATGAACTACCAGTCTGGATAGTCTGCTAGGTATGGAGGTAAAGGTCTAGGTCTATTTTTCTTTTTACTTTTTCTGGTTTTCACTACTCTCTCAACTGTACATACCTTACATTCATATGAATATGAAGAAGCCAACCTACTTCTATTCTTTCTAATCAAATAAAAATCATCCAATAGATCTTTTGTTCTTCCACAAGATCTACATTTCCTTTGCTTAAACAGCAAGTGTTCTAAGTCAAACTGCTGTTCTAAATCCATTACCTATCAGGAAGCATATAAGTTACGTCTTCTTGTGTAGTACCATATTCCCAGATGGATCCATCTTCTATGAATGAATCATCACCTAGTCCATCATCAATAAATCCAAATGGAGCCATGTCCTGTTCTATTTGATTTCGTTGTTCCTCATATATTCTTCTACGAACATCTTGATCAGTCATCTCCTTGAAATACTCTTGCATACACAACCATGCAAAGAGAACCATACACATTACCAAGTCATCATGATATCCTTCATCTGCTTCCCATGCTTGCTTTCTCTGGATGAAAGTTGTAAGCTCTTGAAGTATTTCAAAATCTTTAAATGTTAATTTATCTTCTTCTAGTATTGCTTTGAGATTAGCACAACCTTGTTTCTTCACAGTGATACTCATCTTAACACCTAACTGTGTTTTATTACCTGAGAACCCTTGACCTACTATCTGACCAGCTCTACCTCTCATAGCACACATGAGTACGTTAGGATACTCAAGGTCATAGTTTAATGTTGCTGCTATACTATCTCCTATATCATTTACTTCTACAAGTATATAAGGTAAGTTATATTCCTTTGCTACTTGGAATATGACTGAAGGAAACATGACAGGCTTAATCTCATTATCACGGTATTTGGCAACAATTTTATACGGGAGAGTGGTGATATCAAACACGATGAAAGCACTATAGTCGCCACCAATTCCTCTGGCAACGTCCACAGTAATAATGTATTCATGATTCTCTTGCACTCGCTCGTATACGTCAAGTCCTGCATTGCTTATTAATGGATCTTCAAATGGGATAGATTGTAGTTTTGCTGGTGATATTAATGTATCAGCAGATCCAAGGAAATCGCACTCAAACTCCTGTGCGAACTGTCTCTTGGACGTGTTCTTCATCGTCTCTTCTTTCCATTTAGCATCTCTGCCTGGAACTTGAGACCAGTGTACTTCATTAGTGGTATAACCATTCTTACCATTCCTAGCATCTTCCCACATCTTATAGAAGTGGTTCATACCATTAGGAGTGGAGATGATAATTACTTTCGTTGATTTACCAGAAGTAATAGTAGGATAAACAGATGCAAAGAACTGCTCTGCAACATGGTTCGGAACGAAAGCGAACTCATCGAGGAAGAGGATATTGAACGACATGCCTCGGACAGCACTTGCAGACGTAGAAGCAGCCAGTATCTTTGATCCATTTTCAAGTTCGACATTACCTTTGTTCCATACTAAAATTCCATGTTGTATCCACTTGGGTAGATTCTCATATGCTAGTTGAAGTCTACCAAGTAGTTCCCTAGCAGTGGATGCTTTGTTTGCTAGGATACCGATATTAACACTATCATTGAAAATAGCATAGTGTAGAAGGTAAGCAACAACAGTTGTAGATTTACCAGTCTGACGAGGGAGTTTTGCAATGTTGAATCTGTTTTCATGAAAGTCCATCAAGATTTTCTTTTGAAAATCATACATGGAGAAAGGTACAAGACCCTCATCCAAGTTGATAATCTGCATATACTTCATAGCAAAGTATAGTGGATCACTCTTACACTTAATCCATTCTTGTACTTGCTCTTTTGTAAATTGTATCTCAGTACCTGCCTTCTTCAGGTTGGGGTTACCAAGATATACATCATTTGCAGTAGCCATTATAATACTTGTACAACACCAACAACATCAGGAATCTCTTCCATTAGTTTACGTTCGATACCTTGTTTCAAAGTCATAGTACTCATAGCACATGTCTCACATGCACCACCTAGTCTTACTTTGACGTATCCAGTTTCCTCTTCTATCTCTACGAGCTGAAGAAATCCACCATCAGCTTCTATGTAGGGAACTAGTTCTTCAAGAACTTTGATTACGTTTTCTTCAGTTAGTTCCATTTGGCGGTCCTGCTACACGGGGTTTGCTATCGGGTACTTCATGCGGATCCATCTCTCCTTTTGGTAAGTAAGCCAACTCACGCAAGGCTTTAACTGAGGGATCAGTTGTAACATTAGTGGGCAATCGTCCAAGAGCGACATTATCATAGTTGAGTGAGTGCCTATCAAATGTAGAAAGTTCATATTCCTCCGTCATACTTAAACAATTGGTTGGACAGTATTCTACACAGTTTCCGCAGAATATACAAGCTCCAAAGTCAATTGAATAGTTTCTTAGTTCTTTTTTCTTTGTCTGTTTATTCATCACCCAATCGACCACTGGGAGATTTATTGGACACAC